TCCCAGTTGATCACCTTGTCATATAGTTCGAACATCTCTGGATAAGAAGCGTTGAGCGCCTTCTTGATTTCTTTTTCGATATCCTCTGAGGAATATCCCAGAATCCGAAGCCGGTTGATCTGCCAGTCTGCGGTGCTGGTTATCTCACCAGCTTTCACAATCCTCCGGACAATATCCTGCATGATACGCTCTTCCAAATCCTGATACCTCGCAGCGATCTTACTTGCAAGCTTATTCTTGTAATCATCTTTCATATTACTCCATCACCTGATTTTGTTCTGGGAGATTCTTAGCAGCATCTTCTTCTGATTCTCCATACCATTTAGCACGGTACTCTGCCAGACTCATGGCTCCCATACTGACATCTTGTCGGTCTCTGCTCCGCTCTGTCTCTTTGTCCTCAATGATCGAATCATCAAAATCAATGGTGATTTCACATTCAGGATTCAGTGGCTCGTTCAATACCATTCCCAAACGAATGATAATCCGAATCAGTTGCTCTAATGCATCCTCAAGCAATATCTCATGTTTCTTAATCATACGATACATATCCGAATTTTCCGAAATAATCTCTGTTGCTGTCTTTGCTCCTGTTGCTCCGAATTGATATCGATCTGTGCCGAATCCACATTTAAGTGAAAGGTAATTTAGATCGTCATTGATTGCTTTGCTATGTTGATCAGCACGAAGCGACATGTCGATTTCTTTCAACAGCCCCTCTCCATTGGCATCATCTTCCGGAAGCGCATAGAACACACTATCATCCGGATCGAACGCCGGAGAGCCGTCTTCGTTCGTCAGCATTTCCGGTCTAACAAATATCCGTTTCCTGCCAAGTTCAAATTCATTACAATACGAATCATATTCTGTATCCAGCTTCTTGAGCGTATCAATCGCATTTGCGAATATAGCAACACCCATTGGATTATTCTGATCTGCATTATTCGTAATATTCAAGCGATCAATAACGAATTGTGGCTCCGCCGAACCAGTTCTTACTTCTTTTGCAAGTGTTTTGAATGGTTTTAATAATTTCCATTCCTCTTCTGTCAGTTCCGTTCCTTCCTGACTTCCAGATTCGCACCGCAATACAGTATTACTGATCACGTACTCCCCATTTTCCAAAAGATGAGATTGCAACTGGACATATTTTTTTCTTGAAATCGTATGTGGAAATGCAAAAATGCATTCCGTTACCCTTCCATTATTCCATGTTACCGGGTATATATTTGGTGCATCCACGTAATTGATACAAATTCTTCCAGAGAGAACTTCTCCATCCTCTGTAATCTCCACATCTTCCAAATATGGGATGTACGCCACTGTACCAGTAAAGGCTTTTCGCTCCTGGTAATCATTTCCCATCACAAGGAAACGGTTGTCATCCAAAACCTGCTGCACATATTCATCCGTTTGATCATCATCAAGAGTAATTGTCACCCGTTCATTCAAAAGGAGATCCGCAATATCTTCACTCAGCTTCTTCGCCATTCCCATACTCTTTCGCCTGCAGCGTTTGTATGTTCCACGTCCACTGTATACCTTGTAGAAAGAGAAGTTTCGGACATTTCCCTCATACCAGGATATCCATTCCGCTATCTTTCGGTAAAAGGATGGATCCACAGTATCAATCCCCTTCTTTTTGAAATAATTAAAGATATTCATCGTCCTCTACCTCCTTCCTGCTAATATCACATACATCTATTTCTTCCGTTTCGTCTTTCGGCAACCAGTATTTTAACCTCTTCCAGGCTCCCATAACACAATATCGGATTGCGTCCATACAATGGTCATCTTCTTTTACAGGTACTTCCTTGCCTTTTTCAATGGATTTCTTGTCATACTCATAAGTTCCAAATTCACTTACTGCATATTCCTGTTTTGGGGCTACGCTCATAATGTCAAAACATAACACTTTCTGCACACGGCTGATTCCAAGTGCCACATCATTTTCAGCATCTCTTAGCAGTACCTGGTAATCCAGGCTCACTGCCCTGGTTGCCCGCCTTACTTCCTCAGCAAGACCTTTTGCAGATGGGTCGAGGAAAATATAAAAGACTCGGTTGTCATACTGTTCATGCAAATCATTCATGAACTCAACCAAGTCTTTCGCATATTCTGACGGACTCCTCTGCTTTCCGCTTTCTCGTCCACTGTGGTAATATTCTCCAAGTCCCGGAAATTTCTTCCGGTATGCGTCAAATCCAAATGCTTCAAATGTCGTTGCGTTCTGTTGTCCGTAGTCGCCGCCGATATAAATACGATCATATCGCCTATCCGGATCCGGCTTCTGTCTGTGTCGATCACTAAACATATAATAGATCAGTTCGTCCACACCAACAGCCTGTCCGAGCCATACCCACCGATACATTTTTTCATCCACGAGCTTCATAGCTTCTGCAGATGCAATCAACGCTTGCCCCAACCAGCTGACCGGAACATCTCTGTAATCCGTGTGAATATGAATGCAGTCATCACGCTTTTCCATCTTTTTGCACCATTGGTTGATCGGTGCATTTGGATTCTTGGGCGGATTATACAGATAGATCATCTGGAAATCACTGTCATTTCCTCGAACGAATGTTGCTTCGATATTGCTCAGCTCATCTTCGCCTTCACCATCATCGAAGAACTCAGTCAGCTCATCCAACACCACCAGCTTGATTGGCTTATCCTCATCGATAATACCTTTCGTATCGTCGATGCCGTCTGATCCGGAGAAATAAATGGTCGTACCGTATTTTTTGTAAGTGATTTCCATCGGGGATTTCGTGATCGTGAATTTGTTCTTCGAAATTCCCAACCGGTTAATCCCTCTGATCATTTCCTTGTACACTGTCTTCCGGAGCTTGTTATGATGCTTGCGAAGAACTACTGCAGAACCATGCGGATCTGATACAATCTGGTAATCGGTTCGAATAGCAGCATAACTGGACTTTGTTCCGGCACGACCGGAAGTCAGGATACTCTTTGGTTTGATATAATCTTCCTAACAACCAATGAAAGGAATGATTACAAATTGAAACTAAACCCTGATTGCATACGAGATATACTTCTTGTTGTGGAAGAAATTCCTGATATCAACCACCATTGGAGATTCGACAAAGAGACCGTTCCTGAATTGCTTCCAAATTATTCTTTTGATGAAGTAATGTATCATATCCGTCAATGTCAACTTAATGAATTCTTTTTCCAAGCATCTTGCAATATTACTGGAACGTGCTACACCATTTCGGATTTATCCCCTAAAGGACATGAGTTCCTTGCTAATATCAGAAACGATTCTTTTTATAATAAAGTAAAAGACATTGGCACTGAGCTTGGTGTGCAATCACTTAAAGACTTAACTCAGATTGCCTTGTCGGCAGCATCCCTTGTTATCAAATCACATTTTAATCTTCCTTGATGTGCAGAGCTTTCAACGCTACTCTCTCGGCGTATTTCTTTATTAAAGTAGTGTTAGGCAATGGATTTCCGCATTCAGCTATATAAAGAAGTACGCCCTGGAAACATAATTTCCAATAAATTGCTTTTGCTATCGCTATCATCGATAGCGCAGCTAAAATTCCTATCAGCATCTACTCCCTCCCTTCTTCTGAACCTGTTTCATCTGTTGCTGAAATTAATTCATCTACAGCCACACCGAAATATCCAGCCAAAATTTTAAGCTTGGCTATCTTCGGTTTGCTCCTTCCTGATTTCCAATCAGAAAAAGTAGACTTCGGAATCCCCGTATCTTTTGCTACCCTGTAGTCAGATACCCCTTTTTGATTTCGAAGTTCTACATATCTTTCATACATAAAAATAATCACCTCATTTCCGAACTTTCTATTGATTTTAGTTCGGAAATCAGATACAATATATTTACCAGATACATTGACAAA